TTCACCAGCGCTTCAGACAGCAGCGGGTGGTACACCCCACATGCGCCTTCCCATGGCTCAGTGCGTTCTTCAATCTTCATGCCCAGCAACTCAAGACCGTCAACGTAAGTCTGCATCCAGTCCTTACGTGAGGACACGTCATCTTCGTAGTCACCAATCAATTCTTCAGCAAGACTTTGCAGAGTCTGTGCGTCAATTTCTTCCGCCAAGTTAACGCTGAAATCATCGCCTCCATCAGCACTGGGATCAATCTTAATTTCCAACCCGTCCATGCAAATCGTTACTGACTCGGGGTCTTCAATCTCGATTTCAATCTGCGGGCCTTCATCGGCAGTGGCCAATAGCTCCTCAATACCTTGCGGGGCTGCATACAGTGACTTGTCAATTGCCATGATCTATTCCTTTTACATCTGCACAAAGTTCATCAAACGTTAGGCTTCGGTCTTTTTCTAAAAACTCAACGCTAAATAAATATCTGGGTTTCTCGGTGTTGAGCACCGCATGTGGTACTTGTGTATTGAACACATAGTACGTATCTGGCTTGTACTTTAACTCTCGCGTATTAAACACCACCCCCGGTTCCCCATCCAAAAACAAGCAGCGACTGTTCCCGTCATCTGACAACAGCATATTAAGCCCGACCTTACGATCCGTGTCTACATGCCAGTTGTAGCAGGTGTTTGGCTCCATCCTCAACACGCCAGCATGGAACGTACGCCTACCTGCCAAACCCACAAGGAAAGAGTCTAGCCGCAAGATCTCGCGGGGCACCGGAACGGCCTTGAAGTTGTAGTACTGCTCCCAA